AATTATGGCACATTTTGCAAAAATATCAGAAGAAAATATAGTTCTACAAGTTTTAACACTTGATGATAAAGATATGCTTAACGGAGATAATATTCAAACCGAATCTATCGGACAGGCTTATTTAACACAACACAATAATTGGCCAACACATCTATGGATTCAAACTTCATATAATACAGTGAATAATACTCACAAAAATGGTGGAACTGCATTAAGAGGAAACTATGCGGGTGTAGGACATACTTGGGATGAAGGTAATCAAATTTTTTGGTATCCACAACCCCATGCTTCTTGGGTAAAAAATCTTTCAACAGCACAATGGAATTCACCAATCGGTGATGCTCCAGCATTGACGGCTGAACAAAATTCTCAAAATAATGCAAAAACTAACTATTGGTTTTATGTTTGGAATGAATCCGGACAATCTTGGGACCTAACAGACTCAAACGAACAAGTTAACTAGATCAACTATATTGACCTTTTACACATCCCCGTGTATAATAAAGAGGCGATGCAGAAGAAAGTACTATCAGAAATAAGTTTATATCACGGTGATATTTCAATGCCCAAGGGTTTTGAAATTGATAGATCCGTATTAGCAACAAAAATTTTAAATCAATCTTTTAAAAATTTAACTGACTCAAGTGTAAATTTTCCATTCTCAAAGTCTTGGGATATGCTTAATACCTATATTCGAGATTTTATTAAAGTTGAACATAACTTAAATTTAATCAACAAATCTACATGGGGAAATATATATAAACCTAACGAAACTACTTATCCATTATTAAATATAGATCAGCTAAATTTAAGAAACTCACCTGATTATGTTTTGCTGTATGGAGTAGGTGTTCAAGCGTGTACCGTAAGAATACATTATGATGATAACAGACGTAAAGGAAGAAGCTGGAATATTGAATTAAAAAATAATGAATTTATTATGTTTCCATCAACTTGTATGTATTATCTAACTAACAAGCAACAGGATATTTTGAATTTTATTCAAACTATAACTTATGAATATATCTAATTATTACTGGTATTTTAAATCTGCTTTGACACCAAGATTTTGTGATGATGTTATTAAATATGGATTACAAAAAAAAGATGCCATAGCTCGTACAGGTGGTTATGGCAATAAAAAATTAACCAAGCAAGATGTATTAAATTTAAAAAGAAAGCGTAATTCTGATTTAGTGTGGCTTAATGATACTTGGATTTATAAAGAAATACACCCTTTTGTTCGTGAAGCTAATAAAAAAGCCGGTTGGAATTTTCATTGGGATTGGTCTGAATCTTGTCAATTTACTAAATATAAACTTAATCAATATTACGACTGGCATTGTGATAGCTTTAACAAAATTGGTAATAATGGTAAAATAAGAAAACTATCGATGACTTGTCAACTGACTGATGGATCAGAATATCAAGGTGGAGAATTAGAATTTGATTTTAGAAATTATGATCCACCGCAAAGAGATGAATCTAAACATTTAATTAAATGTAAAGAAATATTACCCAAAGGATCAATTATTGTTTTTCCCTCGTTTGTTTGGCATAGAGTTAAACCTGTAACAAAAGGAGTGAGATATAGCTTAGTGGTTTGGAATCAAGGTTTTCCTTTTAAATAATATGTATATTAACGATTATTTTCATACTCCTATTTGGTCTGAACAAAAACCTGAATTTGTTAAATCTTTAGATAAAGTTAGTAATAAATATATCAAAGAAGCCAGAAAAAAAAATAAAGATTATATTAAGCAGTTTGGTGACTTTGGAACATGTCATCATTCTACACCTTTAATACAAGATAATAATTTTTTAGACTTTAGAAATTACGTAGGTCAAAAGTCTTGGGAATTTTTAGATCAAATGGGTTACGACATGAATTTATACACGACTATGTTTTCTGAAATGTGGGTACAAGAGTTTTCAAAAAAAGGGGGTGGCCATCATTCAGCACATATACATTTTAATCAGCACGTATCAGGACTTTATTTTTTAAAGTGTAGTGATAAAACATCTAACCCAATATTCCATGATCCAAAAACTGGAGCAAGAGCAACTAAATTAACGATGAAGCCAAAACAAGTAATTTTAACAGGAACAGACCTTGTTCATTTTAAACCTACACCAGGAACTTTAATTATATTTCCAGGATATTTAGAACATGAATTTTCAGTAGATCATGGATTAGAGCCATTTAGATTTATACATTGGAACATACAAGCAATTCCAAAAGGTATGGCTAAAGGTGTATAAAACTTTCCCAAACATAGGCTTTATAGAAAAAAAACTTAATAAAGAAACTATAAAAATATTAAAGTCTTATGTAAAAAATAAACAAGATAAATTTAATTATTCTTTAGCTGGTAACATTAATAGTTCTCTTAATATAAAAGATAAAAACAACTGGTTTTATAATAACATTATAGTACCAACTATAATAGAATATCAAAAAAATTCTATTGATGTTGATCCAAAGATTTTAACTAAAAATTGTGCTTTTGTTTTAAATTCATTTTGGGTTAATTTTCAAAAAAAAAATGAGTTTAATCCTGTTCATAAACATAATGGAGTTTTTTCTTTTGTTATTTGGTTAAATATTCCAGTTAATTTTAAAAAAGAAAGTAAGCTTAATTTTGTTAATCATTCAAACTCACCTAAAGCAAGTTGTTTTGAATTTGTTTATACTAATACTCTTGGCCAAATTGAAACTTATCAGTATCAACTAGGTTCAAATTATAATGGAACAATGTTATTTTTTCCCTCTACATTAAATCACGTCGTTTATCCCTTTTATACATCTAATAAAAATAGAATAAGTATTTCAGGAAACCTAGCTTTAGACCCACAGAAAATTATAAATAAAAAAAATGTCCTTTAAAAAGAATAAACACTTAATTATACGCAAAGCAATTTCAAAAGATTTAGCAACTTTTATTGCTAATTATTTTTTAATGCAAAAACAAGTTTATGATACTTGTAAACAATCTAGATATTTTTCACCATTTGAAACGATTATAGGTGAATATGATCAACCTGATGGACAGATTCCAAACACATATTTTCAATATGGAAATACTGCTATGGAAACTTTAATGCTTAAATGTCAGCCAGAAATGGAAAAGGCAACAGGATTAAAATTATATCCTGCATATACTTATGCAAGAGTTTATAAAAAAGGTGATGAACTCAAAAGACACAAGGATAGGTTTAGTTGTGAGATATCTACTACTATGAATCTTGGTGGTGATGATTGGTCAATTTATTTAAGCCCTAATGAAAATGTAGGTATACCAGAAAATAGAGGTGGTAAAAAAGGAATTACTACTATTAGCCAAGCAAAAGGTATCAAAGTAGATTTAAAACCAGGAGACATGTTGGTTTATTCTGGCTGTGAGCTAGAACATTGGAGAAAACCATTTAAAGGCAAAGAATGCATACAAGTTTTTCTACATTACAATAATCAAAAAACACTTAAATCTAAAGAAAATATGTTTGATAAAAGAATACATTTAGGGCTTCCATGTTGGTTTCGTAAAAAGAAGTAAAACTATTGATATCTACTAGAATGTAGTATATTTGTTAGCAAACGGAATTTCTATGCTACAAAAAATAGGCTTTTTACCAGGATTTAATAAACAGGTTACTCCCACAGGAGCTGAGGCTATGTGGACAGGAGGGGAAAATGTTCGTTTTAGATATGGTACACCTGAAAAAATAGGAGGCTGGTCTCAATTAGGAGATAAGTCTTTAACCGGAGCTGCTCGAGCGCTCCATCAAATGGTTAACAAAGAAGGTATAAAATATGCCATCATTGGAACCAATAGAATTTTATACGCATATTCTGGCGGAGTCTATTATGACATCCATCCTATTAAAACGGATTTCGGAGCACTAACGGATAAGTTATCTTGTAGTAGTGGCTCTCCTGTCCTTACGATTACTTTATCGACTACAGCAGGAATGACAGCAGGAGATATTTTACTTCTTGAAAATGTTACACCTCCAACAGGGTCGGGTTATTCTGCCTCTGATTTTGATAATAAAAAATTT